GTAGCATTATACGGATCGTAACCAATTTCTTTGATTCGCCACCCTTTCTCTTTCTCCATTTTTTTAATGTAGGTTCTGATATAGTCATAATCGACAACAGCGCCATCGGTGACGGTTAACCAATTCTTTTTCCTCCACAAATCATAAGGTACATTATCTGTCTTCATGCGCTCATAAAATGTATCTTCTGGCATAAAACCGTGACTCTCTACAGCAAAGCTCCCGTTATCCAACGGAAAAATAAAGGATACAGCTGTCAGGTCAATTCGTTTTGATAAGTCAATCCCAACATAACACTCGCGGCCGGTTAGATTAGGGAAATGATCAGATCCACAATCTTTCCAGGCCTGCATATCCATATAGCCATTTTCACGCATATTGACCCAGATATTCATATTTTTAGTGAGGAAATTACGCATTTTTTCAGGAACCGCGAGAGCTACTTCAAGCTCGCCGCGCAAATACTCTAACCCGTGTTCATTAGCAGCCACAATAGGGTTTGCTTTTATCCAGTTACACTCATCCTTGATGTCATCGCCCTTATCCAGTTCATTGATCATCACAAAATACTGTTCATTGGTTTCTACTTTGTTTGGGTCTAAAATCCGAGAGACGTAATCATATTCCACCCGGTAAGCTGGATTGTTTAACTCAAAGCCAGCAGTCGTGATAATAATCATCAATGGCTGGTTTCTTGCTCCCATTCCAGAAGCAAGGACGTCATAAATTTCGGATGTTTTATGCGCGTGATATTCATCAATAATGCCACATTGAGGGTTGAAACCGTCCCCTGTTTTACCAGCATCCTTAGATAAAGCTTTGATAATTGAATTTGTTTTTGGGTGCTCAATGGTACTGTATGCAATCCTGTATTTTTGCTCCGGTTTGTTTAAAAGTTCGCACCCTTCTATCTGGGCTTTTATCTCTTTCCAACATATTTGAGCCTGTTCAGTTTTTGTGGCTCCAATGTATACCTCCGACATGTTTTCACCGCTTGCCATAGCCTCATATGAAGCGACACAGGCCAAGCTCTGAGTTTTTGCATTTTTACGGCCAACCTGCCAATACACTTTCCTGAAACGGCGGAATCCCGTATCTTTGTGAACCCATCCGTAAACATTACCGAAAATAAAAATCTGTATTGGTTCAGGTACAATATTTTGTCCTTGTAACGGCCCCTTGGTATGTTTAAATTGAGTCATCCAAAAGAGAAAACGCCGAGCCTTCTCGTCATCGAATACGTAGGGAAATTCTCTTGTCCCTTCCCTTTTGATGTCTTTTAAGAATCGCTCACAAGCCCAAATATGCTTTTGACACGCAACAATCTCGCCCGATACCACATCGCGCGAGTAGTCAATCATAAACTGTTTAATTGTATTCATACATTATTGAACTCCTTTTCCGCTGCTGTTTTTTCGCGTTCTTCTTGGGTCTTGGTGATCGCGAGCTTGGCACGTGCAGACGGAGTGAGCCCAAAATCATTTGCAGCCGATTTCATTTGATCATAGAAGTTTTTCTGTCGTTTCAGGAGGGGATGCTCTTCTCCAATCAACTTGACCGGCTCCCCGTTTTCACCTTGACCCTCTGTATGAATCATGATGCCGTCTTCTTCAATAATTTTTGTAATAGAGATGTACTGAGAATAGGCGTTACAGTAGGCGGCTAACATGCTGATATCCGCCTCCGTCATAATTTCCACCTCAGATAATAAAGCAGCAATCCGCTTAAATTCTTTTTTAGCCACCTTATCCAGCCAGGTAGGCGGTTTGATATTTTCAGAGCGCATTTTCATCTTTTTTTCATGTTTGGCCCTGGCGGCAAGCTCTTTCGTATTCTTTTTATTTGGATTGCCCTGTATTAATTGAAGGGCTGCGGATTTTGCAGGTCTCGGCATGTTTTCTCACCTCATTTCTTAAAAAAATTGCAATTTTGCGCTTGTTTTTTCTCAGTCTCATGCTATGATGAAAGCAACAACAAAACCAGTCATATCAAGCTCTCTCGGCGAATTTGCCGGGAGGGTTCTTTTTGTTTTCGGGAACTTTGAAAAGCGGTGTTTGTTTGCAGAAGAGGGGGCGCCGTTCCCGAGGCGGTGGTTTCCCAAGAATTTTTATAGGGGGGTATCCCTACTTGATAGGCTACTTCGGTCGCCGTGAACCTTATTATGGCAAGTATTGCAGAGACTTTCGAGATTTGAAAGGTCTAAACGCTTGGACCAGTCCTGCTTTACCTCCACAATATGATGAACCATGTCAGCAGGCGTGAAACGATGTTCTCTCAAGCATCGCTGACAAAGACGATTGTCTCGAAGCAAAACAAGTTCTCTTGTTCGTTTCCATTCAGTTGATTTATAAAAACTTGTTATTGTTTTGTTTCTTGAATGTTTGTTGTAATGTTTCGTTTCCTCCTGCTGAACGTGCTTATGGTCAGGGCAGTAACCCTCTCGGGTAAGTGCCTTGCATCCGTGGGCCTTACACTCCCTTAATGGCTTAGGTGGCATTATTATCCTCCTTCAGTGCCAAACACTTATTGGTTCAGCTCTTCATTTGCTTGCTCGACTAAAGGCTACATAAGTAGGCCAATACGCTCCTTTAAATTGAAATACTCTGTCAAAAGGCGCTCGGCCTTCTTTAATCTTTTGGCTTTGTCGTACTGACTCTTCACACTTCTGATACGTTTTTGCAGCTCTCTAATTTGTGGGGTTGTCACGGAGAACACAGCCCTGTGCTGGCAGGCAGGGCATTGAATATACCCAATTTCAACGCCATTCTCCCTTTTCTCCTCCCGCAGTAAACCCGCGTGAACTTCGCCGCAGTGCTCGCATTTTGATTCCATCTAGATCATCTCCTAAAATAAAAAGTCCACCCGGTTTTATTTCAGGAGGACTTTCAAAATATCAATTTTCATTTTTATTCTGGCTGTTATTATCAAATTGTTCTAAAGCTTTTTTAAATTCTTCGCTATTCCATAGATCATTCTGGCTCTGAATTTCTTTTTCCTTTAAATCTACATAAGTATTCCTTTGTGTATCTGCTCGCTTCATCGAACGTCTTACTTTGCAACTCTTAAAAGGATTTAAAAACTTATTAATAGGTTGTACTGGTTTATCAAATTTTTTAAGGTGTTCATTACTAGCTCTTTTTTTATATCTTAACTTTACATAATAATACCCCCCAGAGAAGTCTTGTGAGACTACAAAACCCGTAAACTGATCCATCCTTATATTATTTTCTTCTTCGTTGAAGGTAATACGAATAATTCTCTCTTCATTTTCTGAGATTGTAATCTCAGGTTTTGATTTAAAACTTGTTTTTTTCAATATGCCTTTTTTATATTCGAGAATTAGAAAGGTCTTTACAGCTATACCTTTTCCATAATTCTTAATATTACATTCAAATTCTGGTGCCATTGGTCTTGATTTACGAAAAGTTGTTTTTTCCACTACAATTCTTGGTGTGTTCATCGCAAGATACGTTTTTCTTGCAAATAACACCGTGAAAAATGATAGTAAAACTAAAGCAGAGTCTTTAAAGTTATCTTTAATAAAATTTATAAGCTCACATAAAATAGTTGCTAACAAAATAAGTCTCCTTTCTTTTTTTAAAAACACCTTTTTATTATTAAAGAAACAAAAAAGAAAAGGAATGCTTTGCGAAATTTGTCGAACGATTGTTTTTAGGTTTAAGCAACAATTAATTTATATTCTTTCTAAACCGGGCCCACACTCAGAGACCCTCATTGGCCGTCGATCGTTTTTTCTGAGATTCACTGGACCCGGTTTACAGAGAATATAAAAAAGCACCCCGCAGGATGCTTTTTAAAGATCATTTTCATTCAATCTGAAATTCCCTAGTCTATCAATTTCTAATTGATAAGCGTTTTTAGAATAAAGATATTTTAGAATGTCAATCACTTCAGTATGATTTATTCGTGACTCATGCTCTAACTCCATTCTAAATTGGAGAAAAGACGGCATATCATTGATATTTTTTTCTTTAGTGTAATAAGGATGTAGTTTATCGCAAACAGCGTTCACTTTATCCTGGCTATAAAAGTTAAGCCCTTCAAATTCAGATCTTATTTCTTCTTCAAAACCATTGAGAAGACCGAAAATCCGAGTTTCTGATTTGTCACATACACCTTGTTTTTTTTGAATTTTATAGATCTCTCCAAATAATTTTCCAAGAGATAATTTTAATTCATTATCCATCGTATCACCTCCCGCCTTTATATCGGGCAATAAGTGGAAAAATGAACAGTCTGCAAAATCTGTCGAACAAAAGAAATTTTATGATTGATCATTTTCTGAATGGTCCTCTTCGACTTTCCTCATAAAAAAATGTAGATTTTCATGGAAATAACGAAAATTAATAAAGGTCATAACAGCTAATAAAAAAATAATGCAAATAAAACAAAAAACTTTTATGGAAAAATACATAACAAAACACAGAATTGTTATCGTAAGCAAAGCTATAACAAGACTGAAAAAAAGTGCTCTTAGAGCATGTACATTTCCCAACCTGTAGCTATAAATTCTTTGTATCTCATTGCCCCGTTTCTCATCCGTCATTATAATTTGATCAAAATTGAACTCTCTTTCAAAATATTTATCCCATTTATTTAGTATTACAAAGCCAAATAGCATGCTTATTTGATGTATTAGATACCCAACTATTATACCGGAACCAAAAAATATTGCCGTAATCGGAACAATAGGTATTTGTTCTAATGAAAAGGCGTTATTTAATGCTGATTCTTTGATATAAAAATATATAGATATAAGTCCTAGATAAGTCCATCCTGGAATTCCCCAGCGAATCAAGTGTTTTGTTTCAAAATTCATACCTTCCCCCCCCCACCTTATTATCGGTGAAAAAGTTTGAGCATGGAACCTTTCGCGAAATTTGTCGAACACTTCTACAATAATTGGTTTTTTTAAGAATACAAAAACGATCCAATTAAGAAAGTCGCTCCAATGTTGACCTATTACCATATTAACCGATCTAAAGCCAAACAGAGTGCCAAGGTTGTGCCAAAAATGTGCCATTTCTTGGTGGCGTTTAAAACCTTATGATTACACATATAATATAAATCGACGTTGGATACTGTTAAAATAAGTAGAGATCTATTTAACATAGAGCAAATTCATAAAGTAATTTGTCGTATTTATCGAAAATTGTAAGAATCTTAGTTGACTGTCAATATATTTTAGTGGTAATATGTGAATATTAATATCTTTAACATTATCTAACTATTTAACTAAACGACAAAAAAATGAACGCCCTATTAGGGCATTCATTTTCATGTCATTTTTTTGCTATTCCCAGAGGGTGTAGGCCTCTGTTTACATACATTAGGTTAGCACGCCATGCAATGTGCTAAAAAATAGGAAAGGGCGATGTATACTGCATTACAGCACAAAACTTTTTTCACCCCATATAAGATTGGAGGTGAATAATAATGAATATTAAAGATGTTTTACTTTTATTACTTGAGGTACTTTTTGATACAGAACTAGTACTTTTTGGATACCCAGTAAACTTAGGATTTCTTGCTACTGCTATATTTTTTCTAATTAAATCCCTTCAACACCTTTACTTGAAGTTTGAAGAAAGGGTTGTTGTCAAAGTCTTAGAAAAGATACAGCATTGATCATTAAAGCCATCTATTGCAGTAGGTGGCTTTTTTGTTTTCAAATAATTAAATGGTCATTATTAATTGGTTTGATGAGACTTCGAAAAGAACAACCATCTAAATCAAAAATTCCACATCATTTCGCAACACAAAATGCCTATACTTTAATATAACAAAAATGTTTTGCGTTAAACAAGTTTTTTTGCTTTTTATTATAACTAAGAATTCTAAAAAAGATAGTTAAGCACTTTTTTGTTTCTAAAAAAGTGACATCTTAAAACAAAAGTATTGCTACTCAACACTTATTAATAATATAACAAAAATGCAGTGGGTTTAACAAGTTTTTTTTAACTTTATTTTTTAAATTTAACTTTAACTTTAGTATCAAAGTTTTTTTAAATCACTAAATCATAAATTGATTTTCTGTCATTCTGTTCTCGAAAAAAACAACGTAATACGTTTTGTTTTAAATGCATTTTTTAATACCAAGGTTTTAAAAAAAGTGAATTAATATCGAAGCGCATTTTTTATTTGTGTTATTTGATTTCTAAAAAAAATCGATTTAATGATCTACTGAATTTTTGTGTTGCTATCACTTCGTTTTTTCAAAAAAAGTGATCCTAAATTGAATAGTTCACGCAGCATTTTTTCCTTTTTAAAATGCATTTTTTTCACGACAAAACTGATGCTTTTTTGCTTCGTTATCGGTGCCTTTTTTCAAAAAAAGTGATCCCTAATTGAATAATTTGTGCAACATTTTTTCCTTTTTAAAATGCATTTTTTCCACGACAAAACTGATGCTTTTTTGCTTCGTTATCGGTGCCTTTTTTCAAAAAAAGTGATCCCTAATTGAATAATTTGTGCAGCATTTTTTCCTTTTTAAAATGCATTTTTTCCACGACAAAACTGATGCTTTTTCGCTTCGTTACCGGTACCTTTTTTCAAAAAAAGTGATCCCTAATTGAATAATTTGTGCAGCATTTTTTCCTTTTTAAAATGCATTTTCTCACAACAAAAGTGATGCTTTTTCGCTTCGTTACCGGTACCTTTTTTCAAAAAAAGTGATCCCTAATTGAATAATTTGTGCAGCATTTTTCTTTTTTTAAAACAGGCGTTTTATTTCAAAAATGAAACTAACCTAGAAATGAAAAGTTTGCATTTTTTCTTTTTCTACTCTGAAAAAAGATCTGTAATCTATCCACATTATCCACGAATTAACCATATCTTATATTGTGTCCAATTCACAAAAACGCTGAACCCTTTGCCCTGCATATTTTCAAGCCATTTTGTCAAAATGAGTTGGACACTTTCTCATTATGGTTAGTTCGTTAAAATAGGCAGAAAAAAACTCATCCGTTTTGAAGACAGATGAGCTTACAAGCTGAATGAGTCCATTGTCTGGTCCATTGTGTCTTGAGTAATCCCGATATATCGAAGCGTGACGTTCGGGCTGGAATGGTTGAATATCTCTTGCAGAAGAGCAACGTCCTTGAATTTTTTATAGTGCCAGTAACCAAACGTTTTCCTCATGGTGTGGGTACCGATACCATCAAGCCCGACGTATTCCGCCGCCTCTTTCAATATGTTGTATGCCGTGCTTCTGCTGATTGGTTTGTTAAGCCCTTCTCGGCTCTTAAACAAAAATTCCTGGTCATCCTTTTCTTTAATGTAATCAGCCAGGGCCTTTTTTAGGGCCTTATTTATTTTGATTCGTTTCTGCTTACCGGTTTTCTTCTCGCGTAAATCGATGTACATTCGTTTGGCGTCGCGGACTCTTAAACGAAGTAAATCGGATATACGCAAGCCTGAGTTTATGCCGGTAACGAAAAGCAGATAGTTTCTTTCACTCCGTTCTCTCAGGAATTTCTTTATATAATAAATCTGGTCCATATCCCGGATAGGCTGCACAAAATTCATTATGAAGCACTTCCCTTCACATACACTTCTTCTTTCAATGCAAAAGCCAGGTTGTAAAAAGCGCGCGACTTAATTCTGAAGTATGTGCGCGGGCTTAACCCAATTTCGTTGTAAACCTCATAATCAAAACGGTTATCTTGGGACATATATCGCATGATGATGATTTGCCGTTCATTGACAGGCAAACGGTTCACAGCCTTTTGCACTTTTGCAAGAAAGGCATTTCGTTTCTGTTCCATTTCAATTCTTTTAATAGCCGTAACTTCAGTAGATGAATGAAATGCGTTTGTTTTTGAAGGCGGCACAATGGTAAATCCCGCCGTGACTTTTGGCAGCAGATCATCTGGCACTTGCAAGAGAACCACCCTGTAATTATCCAGTATGGCTTCGATTTTCTTTTTCGTCGCTTCTCTATCGATTTCGGGTAATTGAAATAGCATAGTTTATTCCTCCTTTTATTTGCGCTTATAAGCGCCGCCTTTGCTTCGTTTAAGAATCTGCTTGTTTTGCCCCATAATCTCTCGCCAAAAGCGCTCAGAGTGCTCCTGCGTTTTTTCAGGGCATTTTCTTTTGGTGGGTTTCATGTCTATTTATCCTTTCGCTAGACCACAGCCGGGACAAATAAAAAACGGACACCAAACAAACAGCGTAAAAGCTGTAAGTTCAGTGTCCGCAGGTATTCCATCTAGGACATTATTCTATTTCCGCCCGCCGACGGTTTTCATCAAATTGTCTTGTAACCAAAACATAAGGTATATTCTGCCGTTCTCCCCGTATTTTCGATCAAATACATCAATGGCTTGCTGCAGAACGGGCTTGTAATCCTGTTTCATAACATTTCCCCTTCCCGGCTCCGACCTATATTGATTCAAAATATTTTCTTGTGACATTTCTTCTAAAAACAGTTCTTAGACCTTTCAAAGTGCCATAATAAACAATTTCATAATCGCTGTTCACTTTTTTTATTGCATATCCTTTTTTGCACATATCATCCCATTCAGCGTTATTTTCACTGCAATAATAATAATTTCGATAAGGCTTATTTGAGTAATCAAGACCGAAAGAATGTTGTAATTTACCTATTTGGTATCCAGTTAAATCTGCGCCTAATTCCATTCTTATTAACCTTTCTGGCGCCCGTCACGCCTATATTTTTTAATTTGCCAGCATTGGCATGATCACGATAGCAAAGAACAACCAGGCAACCCCCAGCATTGGCAACAAATAAGATTGTTTTGGAACATAGGCGACATTACCCTTAATCGCCAGCCCGTCCGTGCGTTCAATAATCGATTTCACGTAATCCGGATGAAGTTCGTACTTCTTCGCCAGCTCTTCAATGGTCATCATGTTGTCCCGCTGCGCCTTGATCGTATGCAGTAAAGAAGATTGTAAAAGTGTCATTTTACGGCACCTTCTTTCTCAATAGAATCCCAATCAAACGTCTCAAGAATTGTAAGCAGCCGTTGAACTTTTGGAGCTCTCCAAGCTGTCATGGCGTATGTGTGTACCTTTTTGGTGTAATGGTGTTGATTTTGTTTGATATGTTCCTTTGCTTCTTTCTTTGTCAGAAACATAGTATTAGGTACAATAAATGATTCTTCTATCTCAAATATCGGGAAAGTGTCATCATTATCATTTTCATCTATCCATTCCAACATTTCGCTTTCATCTTCCAGGTCATAGATTTCTCTAAGCTCTTCCAACATTTCTTCTGTGTAAATGGTATATTCATCTTCCAGAATGTTTTCAACATATTCATTTAACTCATAACATTCACCAGCATCAGAAGAATAAATGCTTATCCTTTCATGTTCTCCCTCTGTGGTTTCTCTCCATCTGTAATCCATCAAAGCCCAAAAACGTGGTGCAGCCTGGCAGTCTGTATCTTGTGTTTTTAACTCTTCCTGCAGTTCTTTTAAAAATTGAATATCCTTGTTCATTATGTTCCTCCCCCGCAGGGGAAAGCCCCTGCAAATTAATTGAATTTGTGTGATGATTCAAGATTAATCCGTGAAAAGTCACCTTTAAATGTTTCGATGATCGTTCTTCCGTGTTCCGGTGCCTGTGCTTCATAAGCCTTTCCGTTCAAGCCATCTAAAACAATGACAGTGACCTTCCCGTCTTGAAGTTTGCTTGATAAATCTTGATTGACGTTGATCTCTTTAGGACTGTTCACCAGCCGCACCCCCGTGTTAAAATAAAAGTGTCGAGTTTTTATTTTCCGGGGCTTTTAATAGCTCTGGTTTTTTTATGCAAAGATTTCATCCGTCTGCCTGAGCATAGCCAAGTTATAAAGCTTTTCAATTTCCTCATCGCTCTTCTGTTTAAGCGATTCCTTTCCGTACCTTTCGATCAAATTGATCCATTCGATTTTTTCCATACGCTCCTGTTCTGTCATAAAGATTTCACCTCTTTAAAAGATTTTTCAAAGCAGCATTTTTGTAACGCTTTGGACAATGTTCAAACCTGATAATCACTAAAAGCTGCTGTAAGGATGCTTTTTCAAACGATAATTTTGAACCGTCTTTTATCTTGTTCTGACGCTTCCTCACCTAAAAGCCCCCCATTTCGCGGCTGAATTATTCCCTTGTTCCCCTGATCAATGACGAAGAATAATAATTCTTCTATTTCTCTTTTAAAGGATTTTGCTATTTTGATAATTGACTGACCCCGATTCCACAAATCTCTAAACATATAAAGCTCCTGCTCATACCAAATAAAATTATTTTCAAGGAACGGGATATAAACAGGACTTTCACAGAATAGCTGTCTTACTCCGTTCTTTTTAGTTTTTATCATTTGCGGACTGATCCATATTCTCGGATTTGCGCCTATACCGTAAGGCCTGTGAGGCAGAATCCTTCTTTTGGCAAGGTCCACAATCAGAATCAAAAGTTCGTCAGGTTTTCTTCTCAGAAGATCGGCAGCGTCATATAATGATTTGCCGTCATACCAGTAATCTATCAATTTACAAATCTGCACATATGACCATTCATAATTCAAGCTATCCAGGGCAATTTCTAAACGATCAGCGCGGACAGTCTTTTTCACGCCCAACACTCCCGCACGGTCCCGGTATGACGGTGAACGACCACTAATCTTTGTTCATGCTTTAGATTCTTTGATATAAGCCAGTTCTCAGGGTTTAAACCGTTATTTTTGATGATTTTCTTTTGCGCGCGTGTTGGCCGCTTTCCGTGTTTCATGCATTATCCCTCCGTATATTTGACCAGTAAGCCAGTAGATTTTCGAGATGTATTTCGAGTTCCTTCAATCCTTGTTTGAGTTCCTCTGGTGTTTTATTGGTTTCAAGATGCCCCCACACACCAGGCATGATCGGTTTTAATTCCTTACCATCCACTTGTCGCCACCTCCAAACGATTATCTGGTCCTTGAATTTTAATGACTTTGGCGCCGGTTAAAGAGCGTGAAACAATTCGCCCGCCGTGCTGCCCATACTTATTTTTTAA